GACAAGAACTGATTACCAAACTCACCGTAATAGTCTTCATCGTTACAAAGTCTTTGTAAGATTTTTTCTTTGTTCATCTGTTAGTTTATATTTAGATTCTATAGCATCAACTTTACCGCCGGCTGCTACGTACTCTACAGCTTTAGCCATTTGATCTTTTGTTATAGCTGGCTTTGCTGCTTGTTTTATTTTAGCAACAGCTGGTGACTTTTTACCGTGATCATTTGTAGCATCACTGTCTTGTGTGTCATCAATTAAAAATAGATTACCAAGGCAATACTTCTTGCCATACGAAGAGGCTGCACCAAACTGTTGAGCTGTTTGCATACCTTTTTGTTGTAAGTCTACGCCGACTATTGCCGTTGCATGTATAGCATTGGCGCCGTCTGTAATAGTTGCTGTTGATTTTATTGTTGGAACAGGGTCGTTTACAATTAGTTCTTCGTTTACTGTAACACTAACGCCATGTTCTAATAAGAAAGGCTTTATAGCCTCTAGAATGTCTTCGGCTTTACGAAAGTAATATTTACCGAAACTATTATAGCTGGATTTTTTAGCTTTAAGCTTTGTTTGTATCTCAGCTAATTTAAGGTTTAAATTATTCATGGTTTATTGGTTTAGTATATATATAGTTACACATTTATGTACCGCTTTTAAGTTTATAACTTACAGAAAATCAATCACTTGTGAGTGATCTACTGTATCTATTAATCTATCTATTGCTTGTTTTTTTAACTGTGAAACACGCACATAAGAGCTACTGCCATTTATGTTTAGTTTCTTTGCTATTTCATCTGCCGAGTGTTTATTACAGTCAAGTCCGTAACTTAATCTTAACACGTCATATTCTTTTTCAGATAAATGTTGTTTTAGTAAACCTAACAAATAACTATTTAACATAGCATTATTGTACTTACTTGTTTCATCTGGTATTTGATAAATCATATTAGCGTCGTCTCTTGGCTTTTCGTCAATACTTGAAAACACTGAGTTAAAAAACATTTGAACTGCTTTTTTGTCATCGCCAAAGTTTTTACGTATTTCATTTAGTTTGTGTTCAGGTATGCGCATGTCACCTCTGTTAATATCAATACCTCTACGTATTGCACCTTTAATACGTTTTGATAAAAACGATTTAATAGTTTTTTCAATATCATCTGAGTCTGACAATACATGCCACTCTATTTTATTTATGGCTGCAATTAAACCAGCATGACCTTCTGATATTAAATCCATTATAGACATAACACCTGAGGCTTGCTGTGAAGTTGAAAACTTACGAGCTAAATTTTCTACAAGAGGCATAAATTTAATTATAAGTTGTTCTCTTGTGTACTCATTATATGGTAAGTCTGGTATTTTTTTTAAAGCTTGTTCAAGATCTTTCTTGTATCTTATATAATTTTGTATGTGATAGCTTTTCATAATTGTTTATTTAATAATTCTTTTTCTCTTTTTAATTGTACACACATATTTCTATGTATGGTTCTGCTAGAACAATCAAGTAGTCCTGCTATTCTACCTATGGTTATTTTTTTACCCATATCGTTTAAGTCTATCATAACTTCATAAATATCGTCGGCACATACTTTAATTGATCTACCTATTAATTTACCTACGATACGCAGTTTATCCTCTTTACTTGTGCGAGTGAACGGTTTAAATATAACCTTACGTAATCTATTTTTAGGTGGTTCATCAAGGTCTAGCATGCTAACTTCATAAACTATTTTGTCTAACAATTTTTCTCCTACATTAAAAGTTACAAAGCCATTTGGCTTGTGTGTAATTACTTGAGCAAGTCGTAGGAACTCATCTTGATCAAGTTGTGGGTTTAGATACCATAATACTAACAAATGCCATTTTAAAGATTTATATGTTGTAATCTTTGCTGATGACCTAAACAACTCGTAGCATTGGTACGTACCATGTTCATAGTACATGTACACATCCGTTTCTTGTGTTGGTTTGTCTGTGGTTGGCAATCGTCTATATACGATGCGGTTATTATTAAGGTATCTAAGGTTTCTTTGTGACATTAGCCTGTTACTTATATTTATTTAGAGGCTGTTGTCACAGTCCTCTGTGGTTTTAATGTTGCAACAACTATTCTTTTATTGTTGTTACCGTTGAATTTAATATTATTAAATTCTTTAATTCTTTGTTTTAATTTGTCTCTCATATATCATTTCGTCTTTAGCAGCGATCGTGTGTTTCTCGCCTATATAATAATTCCAATAAGCTTCAATACTACATTCAGCTTTGTATTCATCTGGCATAGCTTGTGGTGGTTGTGTAAACTCATCATCTTGTATATGCCTTGGTGGTGTAGCCAAAAAGTCTTTACATTTAGTAATGCTTTTGTGTACTTTACCATATCTGTGTGTGTACTCGTGGCCCAGAGCTAGCATATGCTCATACAACCACATATAATTAGGTATACTTTGCCTACACCATATTGTTGATGGGTGGTTTAAATGAGCTTGTTTATATGGGACGTTCTCTTTTTGTTCTTCATTACCGTATACGTGATGAGCAGTACACAGCATCTGGGCTGACTCGAGTATCATTTTAACTACATGTTTGTTGTATTGAAGTATCGCAGCAACTTTTGGATCTTCATCTAAATAAAATATATTCATATTTGTTGTTTAGCCATTTTTTCTAACAACTTAACTAGCTTAGTCAAAGCTTTAGTTAAGTCGCTAATGTCCTTATACATTTGTTGTTCGTTTCTATTCATAATCTAATACTTTACCAAAGACAATAAGTTCTACATCTGATTTAGTGTAGCAGTCTTTGTCTGTGTAGTTTAATGCGCGGTTGTGTATAGCAAAATGCTCAGGTGGTGGAGCGTTAAACTGGTTATAACCAGCTATTGTCACACCTAGCATAAATGCACAAAGCGCTATTGCTATTGTTAATAATGTGTGTATACTATTCATAATTTCTAATACATTTAAATAATGGGTGTCTGTAACTGCCTGCTTTAGTACGTTCAAAGAAGGTAAAGGTAGCACGTTGACCGATGTAGTCGCCAATGTTCTCTAACATTGTGCCAAGTTGTTTGTAAGTATAACCTTTGCCCGGTGGACACCCGAACTCTACACCATTGTCGTCCATCATTATGAACTTGCCAAGCGTGCCAGTCCTTTTGCCTTTACCATCTAAGTAGCCTACGATCGTAGCTTCGGCATCGCTAAAGTCTTTAAATTTACGTAGGGCATGTGAACGTTTGCATTGATATTTATTGTTAGAACGAAGTATTGAACCTTCGTAACCTGCTTCTTTGTTTTGTGTGTGAATAAAGTTAGCACTTGCTTCATCAGTTTGTAATGTTTCAACGTGATGTACACAATAACTTTCAGGAACATGCTTTGCGATAAACTCAGCACGATCATCAAAGCGCATATCTTCATCAACTATATCATAACAATGAAATTGTACGTTGTGACGTGATATAGATCTGTCCTCGTCTGTTGGTTTTGTTTTTCTGACCATAGATATGATAGACTCGAAATCGTCTTTAAAATCGTGATTATATAATTCGCCATCGAGTATTACATT